CTATCTGGATCGAGAAACCAGTATGGTCCATGAGTAGCTGCCTTAAACTTATAGTAAGTATCAAAGTTGTAAACATCATGCTCTTCACCAAGAAACAGGCGCACCCAGCCCATATTTAGATCTGGATTGCGCATATCACTGACATATCTATTGATGTCAAGTTCCTTTTCGAGCCAGTGATCATCATCCATTTGAAGAATCAAGTCTGTATCGCAAGCGTTAATCAGCATGTTGAGATTAGCGCCAAGTCCACGCCTCGGACCTTCAAGAACCTTAATTGCATCAGAGCCAAAAATGTCTCGCAAGTATTTGTCAAGCCCTGGCTCTCCGTCGTTACCTATTAAAAATGTATACTGAAATCCAAGATGATAGTGCAGGTTCGATCCTATTCTGGCGATAGCGCCAGCAAGAATGTCTGGTCGATTGTAGGTCGGTATGATAACTGTTATTCCTTCCATAATTTGTAACCGTTTTCTCTAAACCAATCTTCTCCAAGTTCTTCCTGGATCATCAATATTTCTTTTGGCGCTAAAAAGTATTTCCACATGTCAATCATGCCAGTCTGCACATGCTTTGGAAACATCAGATCAGCGTGAGTTTTTTTCTGCTTTTTAGTACGCTCTCGATTATTTTCATAAGAAAATCGCTCAGCAAGTTCATAAGCAACATTAGTATCTTTCGGTATATTCATCAGACTTTGCATATGTAATGGCAAAACATGAATAGACTTGTGAAAATCCTCGTAGCGTAAACACGTATAATGTTCTGGAAAGTTGCTGCGCCATTTATTCTGTGCAGAAATGTCTTTTTGAACCCATCCTCTATCAAGAACTTCTTTTGCCGAACTTTTTTTACCTTTTGGATAACCATATAACTGCATAATTGAAACAACGACATCTCTTGGATCTCGAACTGTTGAAAAAATTTCAATCATTCCATTAGATATAGCTTCTTCCCACTCTTCAACATAACCATGACCCTTTACTGTCCACCAAGTTTTTTTGTTAGTAAGTACACCTTTTGGTCTCTCACGCCAATGCCGTATACGATTTGATTCTCCTACAAGTTCTGATGCCATTTGAAATGCGAGGGTACTAGCAGATCGCCTAACACCTGCAATATACAAAAGCATTAACCATCCCACACTTTATATCCATTAGCGCGAAACCACTCATGACCAACACGATCTTGAACCATAGTAATCTGCTCAGCCGTCAATACTTTCGGCCACTGAGAAACTCTTCCACTTTGAATATGTCGCTTAGACATAAATTCAGGATCATCAGGCGAATGATTTGCTTTGGCTCTCAACAAGTTGGCACTGATATTCCACTTCTGTTCTATTTCCCATGCCCTTCTACGTGATACAGGAATGCCCAGGAAGTCTGCAACGGCCTGTGTCATCTCGACTCTATTGCGAACAAAGTCCTCGTATCGAACCTGCATAACTTTGTTATCTCCAGCATTTAATATCCATCGTGCCTGCTCACGAAGATTACCCTTAAAAGCATCAGAGTTAAGAGAGCTTTCAAACGTACCACCTCTGAAGTTCATCAAAGAAACAACAACATCACGCATATCCCTAATAGTCATTACGACTCTGACAAATGAGGAATATGAGTCAAGAAAATAATCCCACCTGTGCAGCTTGGCTACAACGATATCTGTAGTTTCTGCCCAAAATTGAACATGACTTTCCCAATACTCAATCTCTTTGTTGAGTGGGAATACTGGTGCATAGCCAACTTTCTGTGACTCAACAAGTTCACGCATAATCTGAAACATGGCAACAGAACCAGTTCGCATGAGACCACCACAAATAGCTAACATTTTATATCTCCCACTGCCTTGACGTAAAGTTCATGCGCTCTTCCTTTGTAATCCAAAGAGGATGAGAAGAAAGTTTTTTATACTCAACTTCATACCAGTTTCGATATGTCAGATTTGGCCTAATCTTATCGTACCAGTACATATATTTAATCCAGGCCACATCATTTCTAGGATCTGGATCTAGTGATTTTCCTGTCCAATAATCAAGACTTCTATACTGCTGATACCACTCTATATCTCTTGTATAAAATGACATCTCATGCGTATATCCGCTCCAACCTACTCGGTTCTGACTAGCGATGATATCTTCAACAGATCTAACCATTAGGACAACAGCACACTTTGGTTGATTAAAAAGAAGAGCATCCTTGAGCAATCCAGGACCCTGTAGTACACAAGGCCAATTTTCCTCAGCCAATATTCTGGCTTCCTCGCCAAATGTTATATTCCACTCTCGCTCATCAAGATATGTGTAATCAAGATCGTGCTCAATCATTCTAGCGCAAATTGTTGTACCAGAGCGTTGAGGGCCAGTGACTAGAATGATCTGGTACTTACGTAAAAAATCAAACACGTTTGAATATTCTCATGGTTCCAACTGCCTCTTCTTCCATCCAAAGACTCTTGTATTTTTCCAACCATTCTTCAACAGCCTGATTTACACCAGGAACTAGACGATGCACAATGCTTGGATCTTCGTAGTCATAGCAATCGTGGAAGATCACATAGCCCCATTTCCTCAATGTTCTGCTGTCAGCTTCTATTAGCTCGCTATGATAAGAGCTTACAGCTTTAGAGATATCAATATCAATTCCGTATATAATTGCACTTGCAGCACCTTGGCGCAGGCAGGCAAGTGAAGCACCATACTCAACACCTATGTTTATAATTATGGGTTGAAATTTAGATTCTACTTTACTGGCGTATTTGACTAATGCTTCCCGCTCTTCCGGTCTCAGCCACCCCTTTGCGTCTTTATACCCCATTGGTCACGTGTCTCCTTATACTTGTCCAGGAATTCACTCATCATCTCAAGGTCAGGACCATCAATAGTAAGCATGACTTCGCCCTCCTTGTGCTGCTCGATCGCGGCCTTGATGGTGATGGATTCGAGGTAATTCTTGATAGCAGTGACAGCAATATGATTCATCGAGATACCGTCAGCGAGGGCCTTCCGTTTCACGCCTGCGTGAAGATCGTCAGGTATTCTTATGTACATATTTTTCATACCTACATACTAGCACAATGCAATCCGTCTTGCAAGGTGCTAGTAATGTTGTATAATTACATCATGTTCACCTCCATGTACGCTAGTACGTGGTCCGCGCTCAGGCTCCCAAGTAATCTTGGGGGCCTTTTTTTTAATGGGGAGATTAAATATGAAAGCGCTTAAACAACGAAAACCAGTTAAGATGTATGGAGATCGCGTACTTGTCACAGTGCCAAAGATGACAATGCGAACACTGCACAAACTCGCCAGTCAGAGAAGTAGTACAAAGTTTGATGGCACTAATAAGCAAGTGGACCAAGCACTTAGCAACGTTGAGGCACATTATGTTGGTCTCAAGGGGGAGTGGGCAGTAGCTTCCTATCTGCACCTGGACATGGATACCTCTATGTCCTACTCTGGCGATGACGGCTACGATTTAGAGATGAGGGGAGTCACTATAGATGTAAAGATGAGCGTGCAGGATCTCAAGGTAAACAAGCCAGGTCCGACTGCTGACATACTCTTTCTTGTACAACCACTTTCCCCGTTCACAATACCTGACCCAAGATACAAAGACTTGTGTGAACGTGACCCATATGTCGGCAAGGCTGATTTAAGCTGGCGCAACGTGGTAATCGTTGGTTGGATTACCTCAGTCGAGTTTATGAACGAGTATGAACTAATGAACTTTGGCTATGGCGAACGACTGGTTATGCAACAGCACAAACTTCACCGTCCCTCTCTGCTATTCGTCAACTTACACAAATAAAAAAGGACCCCCGAAGAGGTCCTTTTCTGAGACAGCGTGACTATCAGGTTAGAGCCACGGGCTATACTGAGTAAGTCCACCGATGGTCCGCCCGGACACACCGCCATCAACCCAGTAATCGCTTTCTGGATCAGGATCGCGGAGCGGTAGTCTACGGCTGTATTTCACATCCTGAATCTTAGCTGCTAGGTGCGGTGTCCTCAGAACTACACGAGGATCAGTTTCGGCACGCAGCTTGAAGCAGGTATAAGCCGTTTTCCAACTCCACAAGAAACGGCCACCATCGGTATACCAGGTAGCCATACCAGGAACTAGATTAGACTGTGGCACGCCAAGCGTGTGGTCCAGGTATTCCCAGTACAAGACTGGCAGATTGCCCACAATCGACAGCGGCAGGATGTAAATGCTGGAAGCAAATTCATCTGCAATCAAACTGCCGGAAGTGTTATCTTCTTCGGTAATACCAGTGTCAAGCACAACGTTGTATCGCTTTCCACCGACATCGAGATAAAGACCCTGACGCATAGCATCTCGGTCTCGAACATTCTCTCTCGCATCATGGATAATACGATGCTCACTACCAGAAATGACTGAATATTCTGGCTGAGTATTGTACTGAATAGGCCACGCACTTGTAACAGCACGCCAAGCCATTGGGCGCATAACGATCACGAACTGAACTGGATCTACGCCAGTGTCGATAGCCAGGTTCTCCAGGTAATCGAGTACCTCTTCCATGGCGGCAACCAGGTCTGCACCTGCGCCAATATCTTGGTACGCGAAATCCCAGATCGTCGAATCGGCAGAAGGCATAGCAGCATTGGTTTCAGCATCAGCATAGCCAGTCGCAACTTGCTCATCAATGCCAGGAAACTCAATGTATCCCTTGCCGGGAGTATCGTTGGAACCATCGCCTTGACCAGACCACAAGAGTTTCGCCAGCTTACGCTCAAAGCGCACTCCCATTGTGATCTGTTCGGCTTTAGTAACCATATCCAGCAAACCACTTTCATCAATATCTCCTGGGTACAAAATACCCTGAGCATCTTGATTAAGGATTGAGCCAATGAGCTGCAAGTCCATTGTCTCGCTGGAATTGATCTGGAAAAGTGTATCTGGAATCCTGATATCGTTTGAACCACGAGCCACTCTACCAAACCTGGCGGTGAGTGTTCCCGATTTGATGTAGCCTGCTGGCGCATCATCACAGGGATAAGTGGGTTCAGAACCAACATCATCTGAAAAGCCTGTCAGCAATCCAAACCAGGGATTTTTGCTACGGCTAGGAAATGCGGGAAGCAACTGTCCTAGTCCTCGCGCCTGGACGTGGGTACTGATTAAAGCTGAGTCGAGACCCGGTGTATTAAACAATCCACCAGGGCCATGAAGCATAGTGCCAGTATGAGCCTGCAGTGCAGCTTTTTGATTCTGCTCATAGGCATTGGCAAACTGCTTCAGAACTTGTGCCGCGTCAATTTCGCCCTTAGACTCATTGGCGAAAGTAGCGTTTGCGTATTGCATTATTCTACTCCTTATCAACAAAGATTAGTTGTCGCCGAATCCGTCTGCAGGAACTCTTATCATGCGACTTCTGCCCTGCTGATGCTGCATCATCTTAGCGATGGATGGAGGCACACCAGGGACTAAAGGTTTTTCTTCGGCTTCATCCTCTGTCGATTTGTTGTAAAGCGCACGTTCTTCATTACCCTTCAATCGGGCACCTTCTTTACCAATTACGCTTCCAACCTGTGATGCAAGCCAACCAGCCATTGAAGCAACGGGAGTATCAGCCGCTTTCTCAGCGATCTTGCTCTCGTCATTCTTCTTTAGCTCGGCGATTTCAGCACGCTGCTTTTCCAACTGCTCTTTCAGCTCTGCGAATTTGGCATCAGTATTGGCCTGAGACTGAGCGAATACTTCCTTCAGTCCATCGGTGAGTTCCTTAGCGAAACTCGCCATGTCTCGTGGCATACGGAATTCTTCTGACATTCCCATGCCAATCTCGACCTCGGCCTCTTCAACCTCTTCGTCAGATTCCTCAGATTCGTCGGTTTCAGCAACGACCTCATCGCCTTCGACCTCTACCTCTTCAGTGGTTTCGGTTGTTTCAACATCCGCTGAAACCTCAGCTTCCGCTGTAACTTCCTCTTCCACCTCGACGGCCTCGGTCACTGCCGTTTCTTGATCGTTCATGACCAACTCCTTTCTTGGAATTTTTGACTCTTCGGCAAATATCTCCAATTCGCCTAGCAGTGCGTCGAAAGTAGCAACTGCTTCTTCGCCGAACACATCTGTCATACGTTCAGCTTTATCTTTTGGCACTCGCATATAAGCCTCCTTTAATCGGGTAGCCCATGCTGTGCCAAAGTTCGCGACTTCATCATGTGGCATAACCGTAAACTCTGTATCAATGTATCCAGTAATCTGCCTTGCGTCATTGTCTTTTCTTGACAAAAAGACATTTGGCATACCGTGTGACATGCCGTGAAGGATATCTGTTTGGCTAAGGCTTTCAAACAGGCTAGAGTAGAACTCCCCTTCTTTCTGCTTACCGACAGCGATTAGATAACCTCGTTCATCATAAGCAACATCAGTAGCATATCCAATAGGAACTGGGATATGCCAATACCATAAGTCTGGGGTGCCTCTCTCGCCAATCTCCTTGAACAATGACATTTCGGCAAAGTCGGAGTCGAGTATCATCTGACCATACTCGCCAGAGTCTATCAGTCTGACAAACTCTTTGTGTGCTTCTCCTGTGATCCATTCGTCGTGACGGTCCTGCCAGTTATTAGAAACTATGCCCATCCAGTTCCAGATACCATCAGCATCTTTCCTGGTAAAGAATCCACTTAGCTCTTTGTTTTCGCTTGCGTATAAAGCTGCCATATGATCTTCAGCGTCAGAGCGCTTAGCGTGGCACTTTTCTACTGAGTTATCAATCTTCTTGATAACACAGTATTTGCCTTTACGTTCCTCGATTCTCCAAGGCATAGAATAAAAAAAGGGCCTGAGATAATCTCAAGCCCTGTCAGAGCACTAATCGCTAATCAAATATAGCACATTACCTACATGGTAGTCAATCACACATAGCCATGAGAGCGGCAACTAATTCAGATGACATCTTCCATTCAGCTACACGCTTAGGACTAATCCGCAATAATTCATACTGCGGAGACTCAGAATCACAGGGATCTATAGGTTCTATTCCCTTCTTTGCCCACAGTATTGGCTTATTATGGATCACAGAAACCACTAATGTCAACTTGGCAAAACCGCCATTATCTTTACAGGCGGCTTGAGCAGCCTTAATAACTTCTAGCCATTCCCAGTGTATATCATCTGGCACTGGGTCATCAGCTTTCAGGTATTTCTTCCGGCTGTTCTTGCTCTTCGTTGTCATCTTCTGGTTCCTCTTCTTCTTGCTCTTCCTCTTCACGAGACATCATGATCATGTGATCGTACTGACCACGCAACCATTCTAGTGCGGCGAACGCTTCAACAATTTGCCATACTAACGTGAATAGCAGCTATGATTTCCATTGGCTCATTTTCCTCGAAGTGCAGAGGATTCTCAAAGCCATCTATCTTAACCAGCTTCTTGATTGTGCTGTCATCTGAATAGAACAAAACTGCAACAGGCGAACCATCTTCAAGGAAACCATCATCAAGCTGCTGACGTACAAACTCGGAACGTCCAATCTCGCCGTTCTGCAACATGAGCCTACGCTGTGCGGCATTATCCAGGATGTCATGTTCGGCTATTCTTGATACCGACCGCGACCGGATATCAGCGATGTTGGCCTGCATCATTTCCTGTTCGTCATCTTGCTCAAGGAACTGGGCCTCAATATATGGTGGGCAGAATTTGGATTCAAGTTGTTCTTTCAAATCATTCACAAAGTCAATAGGCAATCTGCCTCGTGACTGCATGTTCGATATCTGGTCGCTCGACTTGCTTCCTGATATGGGCCAGATATCCTGAATCTTTAATCCCCATGTATATGCCATCGCATACATCGACATGAGTGTTCCCACCTCTTCGTCGAATGGATCAAAGTTGTTGAGGTCCTGAGCATTAACCGTTACACCATTACCTCCAACATATACATTCATGCCAAATGCTTCTAAGCCAAGCTGGTCCATCATGCTATTAGCTGCCATAAATGAGGCCAACATTTTCTCTGCAGATATTCCATCACCAACAAATAGTTTAGTGCTTGGTCGTCTGCCCATTTTCTCTAGCTTATAGATAATCTGCCCATTCAAAACCTCGGCTAACATATGTGAACGGCTTGCCGATCCAAAACCGACACCGCTTTTTCTTGTCATCGCCATTGGCATCTGCGACATATAAATAACACGAGAACTGTATAGTTTGTACCTTTTAGGCGATCTGTTCAATTCGTCTACAAAGACAACTGGATATTCTGGATTACCAGTTCGCCTACACTTTAGCGAATCCAGATGTCTCAATCCCCATGGCGCACCGATGATTGGACCATCAACCGGGCCATCACCCATCACCTCCATGAATCCACCATTATCAGTTACCAGATAGTCCAGGATAAACCGCTTCATAGTTATCCTGAGACCTTCACCGCCTTCTGATACACCACGCACCATTCTTCCCCACATGTCAGCTCGGTCAACATGCGACGTAATAGTTGGATCTCTGGCAACAAAATCAAGTGGAATATTAGACAGCTTGGTCAGTGCTGTATATGCAATACCGCTGAGATGATTACTCCCAAGTACAATTTCATACAGTCTACGGTCTCTGCTTGTTGACCACCACTTTGGCAGTGCATCTCCTGTATCAATAAGCATTACCTCAAGAGGATTACCAACGTAGTCGCTTGTAGTTTTCTTTGGATAATACTTACTTCTTGCTTGATCAAGTG